ACGATATACGTAATCGCCAACTTTATAATTGTAGTTACTAATCCATTTATCTTTGTTCACTAATAGACCAAAACTTGATTCATTAATTCCGATATATTTAGAGATTGCGGAATCTGTTCCAAATCTTTGAGAGCTTGTTAAAGTTGAAGCTTCATCTACATCATAATAGTATCTAGAAACAGGAACAGCTGCCCATGATGTAACCGCTGGCGGTTTATAGTAAATAGTTAAAGCTCCACCACCTCCTTGATTATACCATCTAATTAAAACTCTATGATAACCTTCTTTTAAGAAAATAGTTCCTTCTTCTTGTGGAGCAGTTGTATTTTGTGGGCCACTACCATAATCTCCAGCAATTACATCGCCATCAATAAACAATTCAGCAGCATCGTCAGGATCAACTCCAAGAGAATAACTTCCAGCTTGTCCTTTATCTACTTTAAAGTATCCGAGAAATTCGGTGAATACATACGTATCATTAGTTACGGTTACAGAACTAACTACAGATTCGGAAGAAAATGTGGCGGCTGCAATTTTAGAAGTAAACTCAGAAGAACTTACTGGCGAAGCTGGACTTCCAGTAGTTGTATAAACTCTTTTTAAAAGACCAGCTCTAAAATCAGTTGCTACAGAAAGCTTTAAATCATTTTCATCAGCAACAGGCGCACCCATGTAACGACATCCATTTCCTCTGTAATGAAAAGAACAATAACGAGACATTACAATTCTTTTTGGGAAATTTACTCCATCAAGTTCAAGCGGCGAAGCTAACTCAAATTCTACAACAGCTTTGCTTTCGCTAGACCGTCTTAAAATAAAGAATACTTGATCTTCTAAGCCAGCTTTTGGATCTGCGCTACCATAAGGATTAGCTCCAAGAGGTTTAGCCGCTGTTGGCGAAAAGTTTTTATCGTCTAGAAATTTAACAAAAGTACGCTTTCTGATTACTTTTGCGCCAACTAAGTTGCTATATCTTCTGATTAAGTTAGATACGAAAAAATCTTGGTTAGAAACTGCTAATTTCGGTCTTGGAAGCGAGCCATCACCTTTGCTCTCAAATCCAGAGCTTTGAATCGGAAACGGCGCATACTCTTCGCCTTGCCAATAAACAGAACCTTCTATTCCATTAGTGCCGCCATGAATGTAAAGCTTTTCGTCAGGAAAGTTAACGTAATCATAGTAAATGACAAAAAACTCTAACAGCGCGGATGGTTCCAGCGAGAATAGAGCAGTATTGACTTTATGATTAGAATCCCTTGACATTTCCTTTTACCTTTAGATTATATTACACCCATGAGTCAGAAAAACCATATAAAAATAGACTCTTTCAAAATAACTAGAATGTATTTAAACGACATTCCAGAAGTTCTAAAGCTCGCTATATCAGCGCAATCTAAATTTGGAGTTACTTCAACAGTAGCTCCTTCTTTGTTTTTCAGGGAAATTGGCACTATTCTTCAAAAAAATACCATCAGCTCTTTTGTTTTCAGGGACATAAAAGATAGAGTTTTTGCCGCTTTTATAATCGCCCCAATAACAAGCGTATCTGCCGAAATCGTTCATGTATTCGTAGATAGTAGAATAATCCAAACCTCAGAAATGCAACAAGGATTTAAAGACAAGATAGAAGAACTGAAATATAAAGAAATTGCAGCAAAAGTAATGAAAAGTCGTAAAAGATATGCCATTTACGTTAAATTTTTAAATACTTACGGTTTCAATGAAATAGCAGATGATAATGATTCGTATTTAAAACTTATTTATAGAAAAAGCTAAAGTTAATGTAATAATTATAATGATTATGAACAAAATTAAACTATTCATCGTTTCGTTAACTCTAGCTCTTTTGGCTACCAAAGCTCACGCTGGTATCCCATTTTATCTGGAGTCCAAGAATAACACCTCCGCTACTAACTGGAATACCCAAACATATTCCCATGAAGCTCGCGTTGGCGTAGCTTATCCTTGGGTTTATGCCGAAGTTGGCAAAGGTCGTCAATACGTTAATTCCTTTAACAAAGGTCAAAACATGGACACTTTTGAAGTTGGTTCTAAGATCACGATTAAGAAGCTTGATGTTAAGCTCAAGTTTGAAGGCAGCAATGGAAAGCGGTTGAATTCTAAATTACCGCAAAAATTCCTTGACACAGGCGGCGAAGTCCGCATTAGATATAACTTCTAATGAAGTTTGAGCGTCTCGTAAACCTAGCAAAAAATCTAATTATCTATGACGACACTGGAATCCGGTGTCGTCATTTTGCTTTTATACTGCACAAGAATCGTGTCGTTTCCATTGGGAGAAACTCAAACAAGTCTCACCCGATAAACAGAAAGTACGGTTACTTTGAAGGAAGCGGCATCCATGCCGAAGCGTGCGCCGTCATTAAATCTGGCAAGGTCGATCACTCGAAAAATACTTTAGTTACATTTCGTATTGACAGAAACGAAAAAATAGCTATGGGTAAACCTTGCAAACACTGCCAAAAGCTTTTGGGCGATGTAATTTTCAAAGAAATTTATTACTCAAACGAACAAGGCGAATTCACAAAATTTAATGAAAATCTTAATCATCGAAAGCACAAGCAAGAGAAAGCCGCTGTCAAATGAGTTTGACGATACATCAATCGTTCATTGCCGTAACAGCTTGATTCTGGCCGAGGCACTCGGCGCAGACCTATTGGATGGCGAATACAAATTGCCACAAATCTTAGCCAACCAGTACGACGTAATCATTTGCGCGTATGCGTCACCGTATATGCCTCATGTTCCTTACCGCGAGATTCTGACGAAGAATCCAAACGCGAGATACGTTTGGCTCGTTAACGATCATGACATTGAAGACAATCAGCTTCTTCGCTATGGCGTAATCAATCATGGATTAAAGTATGATATGATCTGCAATAATCCTCGTAGCGGTTATCGCCACTGGATTCTCAACAAGAACATTGCGGGCAAAAAGCTGAACGACTTTATCGTTGAGTGGCTCACTGTGAATCTCAATTCTTTGATTATGGATACGCGCAATCCTACAAATCCTGCTGATAAAGACGGTATCATTTACTACGGCACTTACCGCAAGCATCGCCAAGTTTCTTTTGAGAAGTTCTTAACAGAAGGCGTTTCTCTTTCTTGTTCACCAAAGAACGTCAAGAAATTCCAAGCGATCAACTGCAAATGTGCTTATGTTGAAAAGTTATCTTGGAAGAAGAACGAAGAGGATTTACGCAAATATAAATACTCAATCTACATTGAAGATTTGCACACTCACAACAACTATGCGTTCTTGGCTAATCGTTTTTACGAAGCTTTAATGAGCGACGTTGTAATGCTGTTTGACGCTGGATGCGAAAACACAATCAAGAACTGCGGATATAATTTATCTCCAAATGTATTAGTTGACGAAAAAAGATTGTCAAAAGGCTTGACAACTTATGTTTCTTCTCTCAATTACGAGGAAGAGCTAAAGCATCAAAAGCAATTCGTTGCTCAAGCTTTCGCCGAAAAATCTGACGCTATTCAAAAAATTAAAAACTTTTTAAAATGAAATACGAAATCACATTTGCTTTGACTGAAAAGTCGCGCAAGCATCTTAACATTCAGGAGCTTACCCCTTACAAAGCTTCGATCATTTCCACAAATGATCTCGACGATAAAAAGCTTATGCTTCTTATCACACTTTCTGAAGAAGGTCTTCCAATCGAAACTCCAAGAAGATTTGAAATGGAAGTGAAGAACATTGGCTTTGGGCTTGAAAAGTTGCGAGTTCTCGGTTGGCTCGCAACACAAGATTATGTTTGCGACTGCATGATTACACTTCACTCTTTTCAGCAACCTGATTCTGGATGGAAAAGCTAATGAGTAGATATCTTGTAACGAAGACTTGTCCTCTTCTGTGTTTCAATTACAAAGAGAACTCTCAAACTGTTCTTCCTCTTTTCTCTGGAGACATTCTTAATGTTTTCTCTAAGTCAAAAGACTTGTTTGATCAAAGATTAGAGTATTGGGACTTCACAAATAATTGGAGCGCGAAAATCGACCCAGAAACACTATCTGCTCTGGAGGAAATACAATGATGACTTACGAAGAACAAGAAACAATTTTGTTTACAGAATTTTCTAAAGTAAAAAAAGATTTTGAATCTGTTTTGAAAAAGAAAGTTAATCGTAAAAACTTTAAAGAGGCTATTATTGATCTAACTAAGATCGCAGTCAACACTCAATTTGATTCAGAGATTGATGCGGACATTAGAGAAAGACTATCTGGATTTTTCGCTGTTTGCCAGCCTTATCTTGGTGAGGTTATTTGGTCCAAGATAAAAGAGAAAGCTCTTAAGATTAGTATTGATTATGGCGATGATACAATGGTTAGCTGGAATATCCCAGTCGAAACATTTTTCGTAAATCAAAAACAATTTGAATTATCTATTGGGATGTTAGTCAATAGCTTTAAAGATTGCTTCCTTGGCCTTTTCCTATGCCCAGAATTGCGCGAAGCAGTTATACAAGGCGATGAACTAGCGGTTAAAGCTCTTTACTCTTCCTTTTCCAGACCATCTATGGAATCAACAGTTATTAATCTTAAGCTGTTCAAAGAATGTTTCCCTGAATTCTATAATCATATTACCACTAATTTAGATATTATGAAGCTGGAAGACATGAAAGATTTTATTAAAAATAAGAATAAAGAAGTCAAAAAGCCAATTAAAAAACGTAAAGTTAAGTAATGCCATACTTAAATGCGAATATTCCTGTTTTTCATGCTTATTTAAGCAGCGACTTTCTTTATAATCATACTAAAACTGAAAAAGAATATATTTCGTGTGAAGTTTTCGGAGTTACCTCATTAACTCGTCGCTGTCTTACATTTCAAATAATGACAGAGTATGGTTCTAGACATGATAGAGTTCCTATTCATTATCTAACCCTAGATCCTAAACACTCTAACTATCCTTTAGATTGGTTGCAGCTTTGGGATTGTTATTCAAACGTCTTGTCCGTAACGAGATACGAATACCATAAGAACGCATCAGTAGAAGTTCAACTCAAGAATCACGAATGGGTTAAAGGCAAATACTTATTCACGATAGACTGGCACGATAATCCTGATGCTGCGTTTGGCTATTCTGAAATGGCTGGAGGACACAAATGCGGCCATCTTATTTGGGGTCTTCAAGACTCAACAGGTAAAGAATGTAATCAATTATTCTTTCAGCCAAATAATAGAGTTGTTTGGAGAGATGGTGGCGCTTTTATCGCTAAAAAATTAGAGAAACCAGATTGGAAAGTCTTTGATAAAGAGTTCACTTGCGAAGGTAAAGGCAAGTGGTTAGCTTTAGATAACGACGATTACTTCTATCAATTCAAAGAAGCCGATAAAAAAGTGTAATAGTATGATAAGTGAAGAAGGCATTTTTTCTAATTTTATTTATTTTTATTTCCAGCTCGCATGGAAGCGAGATGGTCCATGGCTTCAAGTCTCCGGTATTCAACGGAGCTAACTTTTCTGGACACGCTCTCACTGTAGAGAATTTAGCGAGAACTCGTAAGCAAGCTGTTAAGGATAACTTAAAAGCTGATCTTGAACAACAAAAGATTCAAGCTACAAATACTCCGCTTAATACTTTCATAAATAACTTACAGGCAAGAATTTATTCCCAGTTAGCCTCACAAGTTACAGATCAGATTTTCAATTCAAACGGCGAAACGTTTGGTATTATTAATTTACAAGGTGGCGCAACCGTCACTTGGCAGAAGAATGGCGATTTAGTAACGCTATATATCAACGACCCCGCAACAGGTAGTTCTACACAAATTCAGCTTCCTGTTGGAGTCCTCAAACCAGGAGGTGGATAAGGATGAGATGGTTAACTCCATTCTTACTTCTTTTCCTAGTAGGTTGCTCATCTTTTCCGCAAAAACCTGCTATATTAGAGAAGCCTAAACTGCAAGCTCCACCTTTGGAGCAGCAGTTGCGTAATTTACCGCCTCCAGAGAGTCCTAGAATTAGCATTGCCGTCTATTCTTTCGTCGATAAGACTGGTCAACGCAAAACTGTAGATTCCTACGCCTCTTTTTCGTCCGCAGTCACACAAGGCGCGGAAAGCTGGCTTATAGACGCTTTGCGCGTTGCTGGCAGCGGTCAATGGTTTCAGGTGTTAGAACGCACCAGTTTAGACAATATCATTAGAGAACGGCAGCTAATCAACCAAACGAGAGAAACCTTTCAAGGCAGAGACGCTGAAAAGCTCTCTCCTATGCTGTTTGCTGGCATCATTGCAGAAGGTGGTATCATCGGCTACGACACCAACATAATTACTGGTGGCGCTGGTGCAAGCGTTCTTGGCATATCGTCTAGTGCTCAATATCGCAAAGACGTTGTTACAGTATCACTTCGTTTCGTTAGCGTACAAACAGGTGAGATACTACTTAGTGTAGCTGTAACTAAAACAATTTCTAGTGTCGCGGTTTCAGGCAATCTATTCAAATTCTACGAACACGGCGTAACTCCTGTGGAAGCTGAACTTGGATTAACTGCCAACGAACCAAATACGATAGCTGTTAGAAGTGCTATTGAACAAGCAGTGATAGAGATAGTAGATCAAGGACAGAAATCGGGATTCTGGAAATATAAAACCCCTCAAAAACAATGAAAATCAAACTATTAGCCCTGTATGTATTTTTATCAGCCCTTTGCTTTGGGCAGAATCAAATATACATTAACCAAATCACCACTACTGGTACAACAACTCTTGTTCAAACTGGTAGCGTTAATAAAATTGGTTCGTCTGGAATTCCCAGCGAAATAACATCCGACAATCTCACTTTCGAGATGAGACAAGTTGGAGACGATAACGAAGCTAACTTCTCTATGATCGGCAACAACTTGACCCTAAAATCTATTACTACTGGTAATAGCAATAACCTAAAGATGTTCACAAATGGAGCAAATAATGATATTGACTTAACCTTTACTGGTAACTCAAATACATTCTTGCTTAATAAAGAAGCTACTGTTGGTAGTACCGACAAAGCTACTACTGTTGATGGCGATGTTAAATTCGTCGTTACTGGTAACAGCAACGTAATGAAAGTTGGAATCGACGATGGTAAATATAATAAATTAGATTATCTCATCACTGGTTCCAGCAATTTATTAACTACAACTCAATACGGCAACCCCGGTGGAAACGCTGCTGGCAGCGGTCATAGCCAAATTGTAACTGTCTTAGGAAGCTCAAACACAATGAACTTCCAGCAAGCAGGTTCAGAAAAACAAACCTTGACCTACAATTTGACTGGTAGCTTCAATACAGTTTCTATTCAGCAAAGCACAACCGCCGCTGCTTTAATTCCTATTCCATAACGTGAGAATTGCCGTTATATTTTTATTAACGGCTTTATCTCTTTTTGGTTCATCTGGTAAAATAACAGAGGCTACTGGGCCAACTCAAATTACCAGAGATAAGGATAAGATCGAGGGTAAAGCCAACGTTGGGATTGAGATGTTCGACACAATCGAAACGCTTCAATCTCGCGTTGGCATTTCCTTTGTGGATGACACAAGACTTCAGATCACAGAGTTTTCTAAACTTAAAATTGATGAATTCGTTTACGATCCATCAAGCGGCAAAGGTTCTTTGTCTATCAAAGCCGCATCAGGAACCATTAGATATACTTCTGGATTGATTGCCAAGAATAGCAAAGAAAACGTAAAGATTAAAACTCCAACCGCTGTTGTATCAGTAAGAGGAACTGATTTCTCAATGAGCGTAGGAGAAGACGGTAAAAGTTTAATTGTTCTTTTGCCGTCGCTTCCAGCGTTAACTGGCTTGCCTCCAGTTGTAGGCTCCATTGAAGTTACCAACTCTAGTGGTACAGTTGTGTTGAATCAAGCTTATCAAGCTACGTTCGTCGCTTCTGCTTTTTCTAATCCAACATCGCCAGTTATTCTTGATTTAACTGATGAATCTAAGATCAATAATAATCTTCTTGTAGAGAGTAATAAATCTATCACAAAGAATAGTAAAGAAACAAAAAAAGTTTCGTCTGAAAAAGATAAAGTCGAAGACAAGAAAGACGATAAATCAAATAAGAAAACTGGAGATACCAAAACTCAAGTAGCACAACAAACTACTGCTGAATCGGTAACAGAAGCCGCAAGCACAACAACAGATGCTCCGCCTCCACCTAAACAAGAAATAGAAGTTGCTCAAATAAAATTGGACGCTAAAATAGAAGCTCCAACAGTTGAAGCTCCAAAAGTCGAAGCTCCTGCAACCGTGGCAAATATTGCAACAGTTCAAGAAGTTCCTAAAGTTATAGTTCCTTCAATCACGAATCCAATTCAGACAAATAATATAACATCAGGAACAACCACCGTTAACAACGGATTCACTACTGATGGAAAGTATGCTTCATTATCTCTATCTACTGATAAAGGTGTAATCAAATTTACCACCAAATACGACGCTAATTCTACTGTTACAGTTAATGGTCAGGCTTACGTTTTAAACTACGGCGAAAAAAGTAAAGTTTACATTACTCAGAGATGAAGAAATATAAAATCTATACTGCAATAGCTTCGCTGTTAGTTTTGATTTGTTTAGTAGCTTTAAGAGTTAAAGACCCATTTTTCATTGAGACTGCGAGGCTAAAAACGTTAGACTACTATCAAATCACTCAAGAGAAAGTAAAAAGCGAAAGCGTTGTAGTTATTGAGATAGACGAGAAAACTCTTGAGAAGCATGGTCAATGGCCTTTCCCAAGACAAATCTTAGCTGACGCAATAATAAAAGCGTTTGATAACGGCGCGGAGATTGTTGTGTTGCCAATCATCTTTGCTGAGAACGACAGATTCAATGGAGACTCTGCGTTAAAAGAAACCTTTGGTAAATATCCTGTAATCATTAGTCAGTCTGCGGCAAATAAAGGAAAAGGCTCGCCTGTGCCAAGAGGAGTTGCTGTTGTTGGTAGCGGTATCAATGATTGGTTATTTGATTATCCTGCGGCGATTGGGCCGACGAAAGAACTTGGCGAATCTGCTGCTGGCGTTGGTATGCTTTTAACTGCGCCTGAAGTTGATGGCGTAGTAAGAAGATTGCCGCTGATCGTTCAAGTGGACAAAGAGTTTTACCCAACACTGCCATTAGAAATTTTGCGCGTAGCTTCTAACGATCCAAGTTACCAAGCAAAAGTTAATCAAGCTGGCATATCTGCTGTTCGTATTCCTAAATTTAAAACAATTAAAACTGACGAAAATGGGCGCGTTTGGTTAAACTTTAAATACACTTTTGATTCTTTTTCGTTCACCAAACAAGATTGGTCTGAGGTTAAAGGTAAGATCGTCATGATTGCACCAACAGCAGAAGGTCTTTCCAACACTGTTGCAACATCAGTGAACATTAAGAACGGTTACGAAATTCCTTTGTTTGCGGCACAAATGCTTTTAGATGACTCAAGATTAGAAAGACCATCAGAGTTTAACACTTACGAGATTCTTTATGGTTTAGTGGCAGCGTTAATCGTTGTTGTTGCGTTCATCTGGTTAAACTACTTGGTTTGTGCTGGACTGTCTATCGCTTTAATGATCGCTCCTGTATTTTATGGAGTCAAAGCGTTCAGTAATGGACTGCTCTTTGATTATAGTTGGATAGTTGCCGCTCTCTTCATCTGCTTCTCTGTGTCTGCGTTCATGCGATTTATCAATGAATTTAAACAGAAGCAGCAAATCAGAAAGCAGTTTGAACATTATCTTGCTCCTGCAATGGTTAAAAAGCTCCAAACTAATCCAGAACTATTAAAACTTGGCGGCGAAACTAAAGACTTGACAATCCTTTTCTCTGACGTTCGCGGTTTCACTGCACTCAGCGAGCACTTCAAGACTGATCCTCAAGGATTAACTTCTTTGATTAACCGTTACATGACTCCTATGCTGAAATTAGTTATGAGCAAAGATGGAACTGTTGATAAACTGATTGGAGATGCGGTGATGGCTTTTTGGAACGCGCCTGTTGATGTAGCGCGTCATAAAGAATTAGCTATCGAGTGCGCTGTTGAGATGTTCGTCAAGCTCGATGAGCTAAATAAACAACTCGCGTTGGAAAAATTACCGCAACTTTCCATTGGCGTTGGCGTCAATTCTGGCTCCGTTGTAGTTGGAAACATGGGTTCAGAAAATCGTTTCGACTATACTTGCCTTGGAGATGCAGTTAATCTCTCATCTCGCTTAGAAGGTCAAAGCAAACCTTATCACGTTGGAATCGTAGTTGGCGAACAAACCGTGAAAGGCATCGAAAACTCTTTTAATTTCCTAGAGCTAGACAACATCGCTGTCAAAGGTAAGAAAGAAGGCATCAAGATTTATACCGTAATCACGAACGATGACAAGGCAAATAAGATTGTTTCTCATCACAAGAAGATGATAGAGTTCTACTACGAGATGAACTGGGAAGAAGCGGAAATCTATTTGATTAGACTGAAAGCAGAAAATCTAAAGATGATTCAGTATTACGAGATGATGGAAAGCCGAATCTCTGAACTCAAAACCGCAAACTTACCTAAAAATTGGGATGGCGTTTATCACGCAACTAGCAAGTAATCAAGAAATTGCGCCAGCATCTTTGTGCATCTTGATGATCTTGTCAAGAACTTGTATAGCTAAAGTGAAATTCATACTGTCAATAGCGTGAATTAAAAGCTTTTTTAAATCGTAGAGTTCGCTTTGATCTACTCCAACAGTTTGAACTTTCTGCGGAGAAACCAAACCCACAGGCGAATTTCTAGCGTACATCGAAGCCGCATCTTTAAGATTTGGCCCAAACGAAATAGAATTGACAGGAGAAATCTCCATTCTAATTTATTTTACACTTTTTTCAAGAAAAATCCTAAAAACGCTTGACACATTGCTCAAAATCACTTTGATCTCTCTTGTAAATGAAATTCACTCCCGAAAATATATCTTCTCTTGAGCCTCACCAAATCTTCGTATTTGGTAGCAACTTTGCTGGACTTCATGGTGCTGGAGCTGCCACTCTTGCTCACAAAAAATTCGGTGCGGTTTGGGGAAAAGGTGTTGGTCTTTATGGTCAGTCTTACGCTTTGCCAACCAAAGATCATCAAATCATTACTTTGGCACTTACTGATATTGAATATCAAATCGACTTGTTTTTGGGGACAGCTAACTGCTTTCCTCAACTTGAGTTTTTGGTGACTAAGATTGGTTGCGGTCTTGCTGGATACAATAGTCAAGACATTGCCACCTTATTTAAAGGTAGAGACATTCCTTCTAACGTTATCTTGCCAGAATCCTTTTCTAAAATTATATATGAAAATTAAAATCAATAAAGAACAGCAAGCA